GGGTGGGCAAGCTGGTCGAGGCCGAGCTGGTCAAGCAGCGCTGGGCGTCGATTTTGGTCGAGCTCAAGGAGCGGATCCTGGCGGCGCCCGACAAGCTGGCGCCCGAGGTCACGGCGCTCACCGATGAACGCCAGGTGCGAGAAGTCTTGAAGCGCGAGATGCACGCGCTCGTCAACGCGCTACGCGAAGTGGTCCAGTATGCGCGTTGAGGAGATTCAGATCCTGGCCGCCGATGTGCTGGCGCCACCGCCCGATCTGAGCGTCTCGGAATGGGCGGATCAGAACGCCCGGCTGAGCTCGGAATCCGCGGCCGAGAAGGGCGAGTGGCGGACCGACCGGGCGCCCTACCAGCGCGCCATCATGGACGCCCTCAGTCCTTCGCATCGGGCAGAGTCGGTCGTTCTGATGTGCGCGGCGCAGATGGGCAAGACCAGCATGCTCTCGAACTTCATCGGCTACATCGTCGATCTTGATCCCGGTCCGATCCTGCTGGTCCAGCCGCGCGAGGTCGATGCCGAGGCCTTCTCGAAGGACCGCCTGGCCCCCATGCTGCGCGACACGCCTTGCCTGCGAGGCAAGGTGGCCGAGGCGCGCTCGCGCGACTCGAACAACACGATCCTGCACAAGAAGTTCCTGGGCGGCTCGATCACGCTGGCGGCGGCCAGCTCGCCGGCGGGCTTGGCCATGCGCTCGATCCGCTACTGCCTGCTCGATGAGGTGGACCGGTATCCGGCCAGCGCCGGCAGCGAGGGCGACCCGGTCAACCTGGCGATCACCCGCACGGCGAACTTCTGGAACCGGAAGATCGTGCTCTGCTCGACGCCCACGATCAAGGGCGCTTCGCGGATCGAGGCGGCGTACCTGGAATCGAACCAGCAGAGCTACTGGGTGCCCTGCCCGCACTGCGGCGAGTTCCAGGTGCTGCGCTGGGACAATCTGGTCTGGCCCAAGGGCGAGCCGGGGAAGGCTGAGTACCGGTGCGAACACTGCGCCAAGCTGATCGGCGACTGGCAGAAGCACTGGATGCTCAAGCACGGCGAGTGGCGCGCGGCGCATCCTGAGCGTGAGGTCGCCGGCTTCTGGATCAACGGCCTCTACTCGCCCTGGCGCAAGTGGGGCGCGCTGGCAACGAAGTTCCTGGCGGATCGCCGCTCGCCCGAGACCCTGCGCGAGTTCGTCAACACGGTGCTCGCCGAGCCGTGGGATGACGAAGCGGAAACCAGCGTGGATATCGCTACGGTGATGGCCCGGCGAGAGCACTACCGGGCGCCGGCGCCGTTCGGCGCGGCGGTGCTCACCGCGGGCGTCGACGTGCAGAAGGACCGGCTCGAGTTGGAGCTGGTCGGTTGGGGGCGCGGCGAGGAGTCATGGTCCATCGAGTACCGCGTGCTGCCGGGTGATCCGACCGGAGCGGCCCTGTGGCAGGAGCTCGATTCGTATCTGGAACGGCGCTGGCAGCATGAGTCCGGCCTGTCGCTCCCGGTAGCGGCGTGCGCGATCGACTCGTCCTACGAGTCGCAGGCGGTATACGAGTTCTGCCGCACACGCTACCACCGGCGCGTGTTTGCCGTAAAGGGTGTGGGCGGAACGCAGCCGGTCTGGCAGAGGAAGCCGACGGCGAAGAACGTCCGGGGCGAGCGGCCTTGGCTGGTCGGGACCGACACGGCCAAGGAGACTCTGATCGGCCGATTGCGCAACCCGACGCCGGGCACGCCAGGCTATGCGCACTTCCCGGTGGATCGCGAGCAGAACTACTTCGAGCAGCTGTTGGGCGAGGTGCTGGTGACCACTTACAGCCGCGGGCAGCCGAAACGCGAATGGCGGCCGAAGCCCGGCGTGCGCCACGAAGCGCTCGACGCGCGGGTGTACGCCTACGCGGCTCTGCGTGCGCTGATCTCGATGGGGCTGTCGCTCGATAACGAAGCCGACCGGATTGCGGCGCTCCGCAACGAACAACAGCAGGCGGCGCCGGCTCAACAGCAGGAGCGGCGCTGGCTCGGGGACCGGACCAAGGAATGGCTCAAGCGATGAAGATCCGAGGCATGCCGGCGGAAACAGCCCGTCCCCAGTGGGAATACACGGTGGTGACCGCGGAGGCCGAATCCCCGGACCTGCTCGCCGAGTACGGCACCCAGGGCTGGGAACTCGTCTCCGTCGTGCGCGAAGCCGGCTCACGCGCGACGTTCTACTTCAAGCGGCGGAGGCAGTGAATGGCTTGGAGTCAACAGCAACTCGATGCGATTGAAGCCGCCATCGCCAGCGGCGAGCTGACCGTCCACTTCGGCGACCGCACGGTCACCTACCGATCGATGGACGACCTTCTCAAGGCACGCGCCGTAATCAAGGATGCGCTTGAAAGCGAAGCGGGCACGGCGCCGGATCGCTTCAGCTTCGCCCAGACGAGCAAGGGATGAACTGGCTCGACAAAGCTATCGCGTGGGTGGCGCCGGAGGTAGGCCTGCGCCGGTTGCGCGCGCGCCGCGCCGCCGACCTGGTGCGCCTGGCCTACGAGGGCGCTCGGACGGGCCGGCGCACCGACGGCTGGATCACCACCGGCAACTCGGCCAACGCCGAGATCGCACAAGCCCTCACGAAGCTGCGCGAGCGCTCGCGGGATCTCATCCGCAACAACCCGTACGCCGCGCGGGCTGTGGCGGAGGTCGTGGGCAACGCCATCGGCACTGGGATTACGGCACAGGCGCGCACTGGTGACCAGGAGTTGAACCGCGAGATCGATCGCGCATGGTCGGAATGGATTGAAGAGTGCGATGCGGACGGCCAGCTCGATTTCTACGGCATCCAGGCTCTAGTCGCACGAACGGTGTTTGAGAGTGGCGAATGCCTGATCCGGTTTCGCCAGCGCCGAGACGGCGACGGCCTCAAGATTCCCGTCCAGTTGCAGGTTCTGGAGCCTGACTACCTGGATCAGTCGAAGACGCAGAAGACCGAGACGGGCTACCTCATCCAGGGCGTCGAGTTCGACCTGGTGGGCCGGCGCATCTACTACTGGCTGTTCGGCAGCCATCCCGGAGAGGTGACGCAGACGTCATTGCGCGGGAGCCTCACGAGCGCCCGCGTGCCCGCCTCCGAGGTGCTGCACGTCTACCGCAAGGACCGGCCCGGTCAGGTGCGCGGGGTGCCGTGGCTGGCGCCGGTCGTCATTACGCTGCGCGACCTCGATGAGTACGAAGAAGCCGAGCTGGTGCGCAAGAAGATCGAGGCCTGCTTCGCGGCCTTCGTCACCCAGCCGCACGGCCCCGAAGGTCCGAGCATCGGCCCTGCGACCACCGAGCCGGCGACCGGCAAGCGGATCGAGTCGTTCGAGCCGGGCATGATCGAGTACCTCAGGCCGGGTGAGGAGATCACGTTCTCGACGCCGAGCCATGTGGCCGGCTACCGGGATTACGTCGCCGCCAAGCAAGCCACCATCGCCACCGGTTTGCAGCTCACTTACGAGCAGTTGACCGGCGATCTCTCGCGGGTGAACTACTCGAGCTACCGCGCCGGCTTGCTGAGCTTCCGCAACGGGATCGAGGCCTTCCGGTGGCTCGTCTTCATTCCGATGTTCTGCATCCCGGTATGGGACCGCTTCTTGGCCGTAGCCTTCACGGCCGGGGTGATCTCGCAGCCAGGACCCTTCAAGGCCGAGTGGACGCCGCCGGGTTTCGGCAGCGTCGATCCCTACAAGGACTCGCTCGCGACGCTCAACCGCATCCGCACGGGTACGCTGACGCTGCGCCAGGCCATCGCCGAACAAGGCTACGACCCGGATGCGCAGCTGGAACAGATCGCCGAGATCAACCGGCTGCTCGATGAGAAAGGCATCGTGCTCGATTGCGACCCGCGGCGCGTGACGCAGAGCGGGACCCAGCAGAAGGAGCTTCAAAATGACCCTCAAGAGAGAGCGGCTGGAAGCACGGTTTGAGGCCCTCGCTCCAGCCGACCATGACGAACGCACGGCGACGCTCACTTGGTACACCGGCGCCGCCGTCCGGCGCTACGACGCGCGTGGTCCTTACGAGATGCGTTTCTCGATGGAGCCGGGCGCGGTGCGGCTGGAGCGGCTGGCGAGCGGTTCGGCGCCGCTTTTGAACTCTCACCGCGACTACACCGTGGCCGACGTGATCGGCGTGATCGCCAAGGCCTGGATCGAAAGCGGCGCGGGCAAGGCGATCGTGCGTTTCTCCAAACGCGAGGATGTCACCCCGATCTGGCGGGACGTCGAGGACGGCATCCTGCGCAACGCCTCGATGGGCGTGGCCATTCACGCGCTCAAGGACGTAACGCCCGAGGGAGCCGCCCTGCGCGAGATCCTGGTCACCGACTGGGAACCCGAGGAGGTTTCGCTGGTGCCGATCGGCGCGGACCCGGGCGCGGGATTCAAGTTCGAACGGGCAACTGGCCCACAGGAGCAAACGATGGAAGAGACCATCACCGAGACGGGCGGAGAAGCCCGTAACGAAGTGAACATGGATGCGGAGCGGCAGTCCGCAGCGCTGGCTGAGCGGACCCGCATCCTGGAGTTGGACAAGATCGGACGGGCGGCCAAGCTCGACGCCCGGCTCATCGCCGAGCACATTGAGCGCGGCACCGCTGTCGAGGAGTTCCGCCGGCTGGCGCTCGATGAGCTGGCGCGGCGCAGCGAAGAAACGCCCATCCGCAGCGCCACCGCCATGGTGACCCGCGACGAGGCGGACACGCGGCGCGCCGGGATCGCGGCCTCGCTGCTTCACCGCTATGACCCGAAGCTGTTCCCGCTCAAGGAGGACTTGGGCAGGGACTGGCTTGGCATGACGCTACTTGACCTGGGGCGGGAGTGCCTGGAGGCCGCCGGCACGCGCACGCGGCGCCTGAGCCGCAACGAGATCGCCAAGCTGGCGCTCGCGACCTCAGACTTCCCCTCGATCCTGGCGGATGTGGCCAACAAGACCTTGCGCCAGGCCTACGAAGGCTATCCGAGGACCTTCCTGCCCTTCTCGCGGCGGCGCACGGCGGCCGACTTCAAGAACATCAACGCGCTTCAGCTCGGCGAATCGCCGGCGCTCCAGAAGGTCAACGAGAAGGGCGAGTTCACCTATGGCTCGATCGCCGAGTCGAAGGAGACCTACAAGCTGGCGACCTACGGGCGGATCGTCGGGATCACCCGCCAGGTCATCATCAACGACGACCTGGGCGCCTTCACGCGCATCCCGGCAGGCTTCGGCGTAGCAGCGGCCACGCTCGAGAGCGACACCGTCTGGGGCATCATCACCTCGAATCCCACGATGGGCGACGGTGTGGCGTTGTTCCACGCCAACCACGCGAACCTCAATACTGGCTCGGGCAGCGCTCTGGGGCTGACCGGCTTGGGCGCGGCCATGGCGGCGATGGCCAAACAGAAGGGCCTGGACGGCGCCACCACGCTGAACGTCCAGGCGCGGTATCTGGCCGTGCCGGTGGCGTTGCAGCTCACCGCCTTTCAGCTTGTGGCGGCGAACCTGGCCCCGGCGCAGACGGCCAACGTGGTGCCCGAATACATCCGGGCGCTCACGCCGGTGGCCGAACCGCGCCTGGATGCGGCAAGCACCACGGCCTGGTACCTGTTCGCCTCGCCCGATCAGATCGACACCATCGAATACGCCTATCTCGAAGGGCAGGACGGCGTCTACATCGAGACGCGCCAGGGCTTCGAGGTGGACGGCGTTGAAATCAAAGCCCGCCTGGACTTCGGCGCCAAGGCGATCGACTGGCGCGGGATGCAGAAGAACGCGGGTGCCTAAGGAGGAACGACGTGAAGAACTACGTGCAAGCGGGAAACACTCTGACGCTGACGGCGCCCTATGCCGTCAGCTCGGGCGGCGGGGCGCTGGTCGGCTCGATCTTCGGTGTGGCTGCGGCCGACGTGGCGAGCGGAGCCGAGGGGGAGTTTCAGGTCGAGGGCGTCTTCGACATCGCGCGCGAGACTGGCGCCGGCACGGCCTGGTCGGCCGGTGATCTCGTCTACTGGGACAACACCAACAAGCGCGCAACCAAGACCTCGACCGGTAATAAACTGATCGGCGTTGCGGTCAAGGCGACCGCGGACGGCGACGCTACGGGCCGCGTCCGGCTCAACGGCGCGTTCCTCTCCTGATGGCGTTCGCCGATTCGGTTGGTCGCCTGGACGGGGCCTGCCTGCGCGCTTTCGGCCGCCAGGTCACCTACACGCCGGTGGCGGGCGAGCCGTTTACGGTCACGGGCATTGTGGACAGCGGGGCTCGGCCCGAGAATGCGGCGCCGGGCGTCTACGCGCTGCTGTTCGTGCGGGCGGCGGCCTTCGTCGAGCCGCCCGCGCGGGGCGATGAGGTCACCGTGGACGGCTCCATCTACAAGGTCGTCGATCTTGAAGCTGACGCCGAGGGCGGCCTCCGGCTGGTGCTGCATTTCAGCCGGGCGGTGTGATTCGTGCCGAGCGTTCGCATCTGGTTCAAGAAGCAGCTCCGGGTGGATCATCTGAACTTCCGACAGTTCCAGATGCTCAAGCTCGGCACCGTGGGGCTTGCGGCCGTGAAGAACCGCCTGGCCGCCGGCCTGGGGCCAACCGACGCGCCGGCCAAGCCGCTCACCAAGCGCTACGCGATCTACAAATCAAAGCGGCTGCGCCGGCGCGCCGTGCGCGACCTCTCGCTCACCGGCAGCATGCTCGGCAACCTCTCCGTGCGGACGGTGAGTGAGCGCGCGGCCAAGGCCGCGCTGACTTCGCGCAAGGAGCGCATCAAGGGGCTGGCTAACATGCGCTGTGAGCCCTGGCTGGTCTTCTCGCCGCGCAACCGCGCTGCCGTCATCGAGGCCGCCCGCCGCATCCTGCGCGAGATCACGCCCAGGCTTGCGGTTGAGCGGTTCCTTGGAGCGGGACAGTCATGATCAATCCGGCAGAGCTGGTCGATGCGCTGGTTGAAAAGCTGCGAGCGATCCCTGAGCTGGTCGCGGAGATGGAAGGCGACCCGCAAAGGATCTTCGCCTACCACGACCTCTACCCCAAGCGCGTCAGCCTGCCGCTGGCGATCTATGAGATGCCTGTGCCCTCGATCATGGTCGCCTGGCAGGGCACCACGCCGGGCAGCTTCGGCGTAGGCGAGGCTTGGAGGCACAACCTCTCGCTTTACCTCCGCGCGCGGGAGACCTTCGAAGGCGATCCGCCCACGGCTTACTACCGCTTGTTCGATCTGATCGTGAACGGCGTGCCCGCCGGCGGCGCACTGAAGATGCTCTACACCACGGTCCACCCGCGCTGCCACCCGATGGATCTGCCTTCGATCCAGCGCACGAGCGACGAACAAGGAACCGACTACTTCGAAGTCACGATGAGCTTCACCGAGATGGGAGACTGAGATGCCCGCCAACATTCGTGAAACCAAGATCGGCTTCGGCTATAAGAAGCAGACCGATCTGTCAACGCCCAACGTCTCCGGCGACCTCTGGAGCCTGACCAAGACCAACGCCGCGCTTTCGACCGTGACGCTGAACACGGAGAACGATGCGGCGGAGCTCGGCAAAGGGCACGAGTTTGCCACCCAGACGTTCAAATCGCACTGGGACGTGAGTGGCTCGATCGAGAAGTTTCTCACCAGCGAGATCGCCGCCTGGGCGTTCGTCTTTGGCTTGGGCGGCCGCGTCAAGAGCGGCACGCCGCCTGCGATCACCTACACCTGTACCCCACAGGATCCGGTCACGGGCGGCATCGAGCTGCCGGCGTTCTCCTTTATCGAGGCCATCCGCCAGGGGGCAAGTGCGGTGCTCGACCGCATGGCGGTAGGCTGCGTGGTTGAAGACTTTACCATCACGATCGGCTCGGGGCCGGGCCGGGCGAACTCGCGTATCGCAATCAACTTCGCCGGCTCGGGGAAGCTTGTCGAGCCGAGCGGGATCACGCTTCCTGCGGGTACCACGGAGCACCTGCTGCCCGGCGCCAGCGCCCAAGTCACGATCAACGGCGTGGATTACGTCACCAGCCGCAACCTGGTCTCGCTCGAGCTGGGCTTCAAGAACAACCTCAGGCTCGACTCGGGCTTCTACCCCGGCTCGGGCACGCAGGACGGTGCGGCCATCCGCGGGCGCCTGGAGTTCGGCGACCGCGAGGCCTCGCTCAAGTTTGTGGCGCGCTTTGAGAACGGCTCGACCGAGCTCACCAAGCTCCGCAACCAGACCACGGGCACGGCGGTGATCAGCCTCCAGGGGGAGCTGATCTCGGGCAGTGACTACCACTCGATCGAGGTGACCTTCCACAAGGTCGCCTTCCGCACGGCCGTGGTCGGCGACACCGACGGGATCGTCACCGTCGAGGTCGACTGCACGCCGCTGTGGGATGCGACCAACGGCCTCCTCACCGCGGTCGCCAAGTCGAGCCAGGACAACATCGGCTGATGGGAGGAGTTATGGAAACCAGCAACGTGTTCGATTCGGGGCGCCAGGTCGAGATCCAGCTTCGCTCGGCCGAGGGCACGCGCACGGTGAAGGTCCGCTTCCCGACCGATGAGGAGTGGATCGAGCGGCAGCGGCGCCGCAAGATCATCATCAAGCAGCTCGGGCGCGGCGTCTCGGAGACGACTATCCCGAATGCCGAAGAGGTGGATGCGGCCTTGTTCCGCAAGATCCGCATCGACGAAGACGATGAAGTCGATGCCTACGAGGCCAGCCGGATCATCGAGCAGTTGAGCCAGGCTGAGGTGGATGACGTCGTCGCGGAGGGCGCGGCCTTTCGCGTTCTGCTGCGCGTGCCGGGCGGGACCACGGTGCATGTGCTGCGCATGCCGAGCGCCAAGGACGTGATCGAGTACCGCCGCGGCTTCGCCCGCATTCTGGACCTGCCCTTCAACCGGCAGGAGCTGACCGTGAATCTGGCCGCCGCGGGCACGCTCTACCAGAAGCTCTGCCAGACCAGGGAAGGCTACGCCGGCGCCGTCCCGATCATCCACCAGGCGGTAGCGGTCAAAGCCGCCATCGATGCACTGGAGGCGGGCTTTGAGGAGCGCGACCCAAACTCCTGAGCGGGGAGTGGCCCGAGCGGCCCTCCCTGCGCTACCTGGTCTACTGGTCGCTGCGGCGGGAGCAGTTGTGCGATCCCGGACTCTGTCCGGATGCGCCCGAGGGCGGCCGCTGCGACCACTGCCCGCTCGACCGCCTCGATGCGGCGCAGTCTTCCGAACCCGGTCAACTCCTGCGCCGGGCACTTGATCTTCGCGCGGCGCTGAAACTGGGCGTCAAGTTGGCCCTCGATGAGATCGCCACGGATGAATTCCGCGCCATGTTGATCATTGAAGAGGAACAGGCGCGCTTCGACGAGGAGCGCCTCAACCGCCATGGCTGACAGCAAGCTCGAACTGGTCGTCACAGTTGACGCCGACAAGGCCAACGCATCCATCAAGAGCGTCAATGCGGGCCTGTCCTCGATCGAAACAACCGCCGTCAATGCGGCCCGGGGCGCCTCGCGCGGCATTGACGGCATGACCGCCGCCATGGTCAAGGGCGCCACCGCCGGCAACCTGCTCGCTGATGCCATCAAAACTGCGCTCAACTGGGCGAAATCCTGGACCATCGACGCGGCGAAGCTGGCCGCGCACGAAGCGCGTCTGGAGGCCTCGACGCTCGCCCTGGCTCGCGCGCATGGCGTTAGCACGGCCGCGGCTCTGAAGGCCGTGGAAGCCGTCCGCCAGATCGGCTACCACGGCGAGGAGGCTCTGCATACCATCACCCGATTCATCGCTGCCGATATGGACCTGGCCAAGGCCGAGGGGCTGGCGAAGCTCGCCAAAGACGCCGCGGCCATCGAGAACATCACCGCCGGCGAGGCGCTCGAAAAGCTGCTGATGGCCGTCGAGGGCGGCTACTCGCGCGGCCTGCGCACTATGGGCATCTTCGTCAACCTGGAGAAGGAGCTGACCCTGGAGGAGCTGCGCCGCAACCGGGCGCTGACGGAGGCCGAGCAGAAGCAGGTCCGCTACAACGCCATCATGCGTGAAGGCGCCAGGATCCAGGGCGCGCATGCCGCCGCTTCCGGCGAAGCCGAGATGATGCTCAAAGCTCTCGGTCGTCAGATGCATGAGCTGCGCGAGCAGGTGGGCCTGCGCTTTCAGAAGGAGTTCAAGGACCTCATCAAGCTGCTCAAAGATGCCGCCCAGTGGGCCAGCGAGAACGCCGATACGCTGGCGAAGTTCGGGCGCGTAGCCATCGAGGTAGCCACGGTGCTGGCCACCTACCAGTTGGCGAAGAAGATTGCGGAGCTGGCCGGCGCGCTCAGCGCGCTCAGCGTGGCCTCGGCGGGTCTGCGAGCCGGCCTAGTCGGGGCCGGGATCGCCGCGCTGGGCTTCGTTCTCTACGAGGAGAAACGGAAGTGGGATCAGCGCGCGGCCTTGCTCGATGAGGAGATCAAGCGGGCCCGCGTTGGGCAGTTGGTGCGCGAGGGCCGCTCGCTCAAGGAGCTCGAGGAGGCGGGCTTCAGCCGCGAAGAGATCATCTACGGGATGACCGGGAAGAAGTACTTGCCCTGGGCTACGCCGCCAGGCGGCTTCGAGCTGCCGAGGCCCGCCGTCAAGCTCGAGACCGGGCCGACCGAGGAGGAGCTGAAGCTCCAGGCCGAGATCCGCAAGCGCCAGATGGAAGCCGTGCGCTCGACGCGCGAAAGCGCACTCGCCGCGGAGGCGGAAGCGCTCAAAGGGCCGGCGCGGGCGCTCGTCGAAGTCCAGCGCGAGGCCCAGCGGCTGACGACGTTTGTCGATGAGCGCGGCGTGATCCACCGCTACACGCTGCTCGCCGAGGCGCGTCACAACCTCGAGCGAGAGCTTCAGGTCAAGCTGCGTGCGCTCCAGAGGGAGACCATCGAGGAGACGCTCAAGCGCTACCAGGACGAGTACGAGCAGCGGCTGGCCTTCGAGACCGAGCTTTACCAGCGCCGGCTTGCCAACGACGAGGACGCCGCACGTCAGGCGCTCGAGCATACCGAGCGGGTCTACGGGTTCGAGCTCGAGCGGGCCGGCTGGGTGCGCGATGCCCAGTTGCGCCAAGCGGAGGCTACCGACGCGCAGACTCTCCAGCAGAAGCTGGCCCTCGAGCAGCGCAAGATGGAGATCGAGGTCGCCTACCTGGAGCGGGTTAACGAGA